ACTGTTCGCGCGCTTCGATCAAGTCCCTGGCGGATTGATTCGACCCTGCCAGCAAGGTCTCGTTGACCGTCCTCAATTCGTTGAAGATGCTCTCCAGTTCGGTCAGTTGGGCTTCCGTCACGGAATAGGCGGAAGCCGAAGACAGCGCCGGCGACAAGCAGAGCAATAGCAACAATAAGCAAGATACCGCCTTTCGCATTCATTGCGCACCTCCTTTTAAATCGGCATACTCCGCGATTCCCCGGGCGATCGCTCCCGCCTGCCGGTCCTGCCACCGGGCGTTCGCCAGCAAGGCGGCTTCCTCATCGTTCGAAATGAACGCCATTTCCACCAGACAGGCCGGAGCCTCGGTGTGAACCAGGACATAAAATCGCGACTCCTTGTCCGGATCGCCGTCCGAATAGTCAGCCCTTCCCGCCCGATCAGGGAATTCGGCGGCGATTTGTTCGAAGATGCAGGTCGCCAAAGCATCCCCCTCCGTATCGCCCGGTGACGTCCAAACCTCATATCCTTTCGCGCTCGGGCTTGCCGCACTGTTGCAATGGAGGGAAACAAAAAGATCGGCCCCCCAGTCGTTTGAAAGCGAGGTCCGGTACGCCAGATCATCCGTTTCCGGCTGCTCCCACTCGGTTCGGGTGAGTTTGACCTCATGGCCCGCCCGCATCAATTCGGCCTCCAGGAATCGCGATACCGCCAGCGCAACATCGGCTTCCTGCAAGCCGGTCAAAGGGTTCACCGCCCCCGGATCCACATTTCGGCCCGCATGGCCGGGATCAATGACAATTTTCACAGAGCCTCCCCTTCTTTCTGCATAATTTTGCCGTCCTTTTGTGCAGAAACACAAAATCTTGGGCAGAATGAATCTTGCTTCCCACCCGCTCATTGGCCGTTTCGCAATGCCGCTTTTTCGGCGCGAAGCTGCGCCAGCTTGTCGCGGATGAAAGAGGGAATGTACTCGCCATAGCCCATGCGGTCCAGGTTCTCCAGGATGCTGAGTCCCTCGTTGCCCAGATACGCGAAGATCACCATGGAGCGGAAGGTGCTGACCCCGAACAGACAGGCGTCGATCCAGTGGGCCATGATCACGATCAGCAGCATGACCACCTTGCGCTTGATCCCTTCAAACCCTTTTTTGCTGTCCAGCGTTGACGTCTTCCAGGCGGCGAGTAGGCCGGTCACATAGTCCAGTGCCACGAACACCAGCAGCGCGGAGATCAGTTTGTCGACGCCGCCCACCAGAAAGGAAAAAGCCGCGCCGATGGCGGAAAACACCGCCATAATGCGCAGCTCGATTTGCGTGTACTCGATCACTTTCTTTGTCCTCCCTTCTACACCAGTCCGTAGCCGGCAAGCGCCGCTTTCAGCGCTCGCACGTCATCGGCCAGTTCCTCGCATTTATCCCGCAGCGCCTGCACCTCCGCCTGTGAATAGGCCGCGCCGATGGCCAGCCCGCCGATTTCATTGTCCGTGTTCCCCAAGGTGACCGTGGTTTTCGCAGCCGGCGCCGCGCCGAAAAAACCGACGACGGCCGGGTTGACCGGCAGCCTTATCCCCACGGGATAAAAGGCGTCGCTGACAGTATTCCTATACCCCAGCACCAGCCGGTTGTAGGCCTTCGTCGGGCTGGCCGCAGCGGTCGTCAATCCGGCCGTATACACCGTAATCGCCGCGTCGTTGGTTTCGGACAAATCCACATACGCCATCTGGTTATCGCTGAGCGTGACGCCTCCTGCTGCCACGTTGTTTTGAATCAGCTGGCCGTCGGCGCGGACAAACAGGATCCGCAGCGCGCCGCTCCAGGTAAGCGCTCCGCTGGTCGACGAATACTGGATGACCCCGTCGGAGTGAACAATGACATTCTTGGCATAGGAAACCGCCCGGTCCAGGTCCGACAGCGGCGCCTCCATCGACGATGCCGCAAAGATCGTGGTTCCATCCGCATAGGCCGTATGAAAGTTGGCTCCCATTTCATCTCCTCCCTATAGCTGCAATAGCGCCTGCCCGACGGCGTAGTGCTCGCCCTGGGCCAGTGTGACCTCGATGACGACCAGTGTCCCAGCCGTGCCTTCGGTATAGGTGAACGTGAAACCGCTGCCGCTGCCGGTATTGCCGCTAGCCGGCGTGATGCTGCCGTCGCCGCTGGTGATGGCCGCCGACAGGTTCCAGCCCGAAGGCGCGGTGCTGGCATTGCCGTACTGATCCTTCACACTGGCGACGATGGTCCAGGCAGTCCCGTTGTCGGTGGTGGCTATGGCAATCGAGGACGGCGCCGGCGGTGACCAGACCTGGGAGATATCGTTCGCCGTGATCGCTGTCTGTCCGCCGCGCACCAGCAGGTAGCCAATCGCCAAATGGCCGCTGGGCAGGGCCGGTTTGCTTTCGACGGTGGTGAACGCCGCGCCGGCGGTCTTGGTGAGGACCAGCGTTGGGGAGAGGCTGAACAGATCGTAGCGGAACTGCCCCGTGCTCGGCGCTGAAACGGTGAACACCCCGGCCACGTCGCCCATGGCCATGCCCATGTTCATTTTGAAAAGGCTGCCGGCAACCATGGCCATCGCCGGGACCAAAACCTCCAGGCCGCCGAACCGGACCCAGCCGGTCGTCACATACACGCTCATGCCGGAAGTCTGGGGAATGGCCTTCAACACGCAGCCCGCCAGAATGGCATCGGCCGGCGTAGCCGGATCCGGCGTGGCGCTGCCGCTGACCGGCGTTGGGATGGCCCGGCCGAACCCAACCACCTCGATGTAACCACGCACGCCGCCGCGATGGGCGATCCGCACCGCCTGGCCCGGCTTGGCCCATTCCGGCACGCTCGCCCAGTTCTGCGGAAAACGAGCGATGACGAATTCACTGGAGCCCTGGATCTTGCAGCGGCAGACCCGCTCGTTCAGCAGGATGTCCCACAGCACCGCGTCCCGGCTTTCGGATGCCTGTTTCACCGCCTTGTCCGCCGCGCCGCGCAGCAAGCGTTTGCCGTAGGTCCTCATAGCACCCACCCCTCGATATTGTCCGTGTAAGCGCCGCTGCCGCCGCCGGCGGGAATGGTCATGGTCCGGGTCAGGTTGGTGACGAACAGCTTCAGCGGCGCGCCGGTATACGGGTGGGGCAGCTGCAGGGTATCCCCGGCGTCATCTTGCAGATGGGCGGTTTTGGCGAATTTCACGCGGCGTCGCTGCGCCCGCAGGATCCATAGTTCCCGATCTGCCACCTGCCGCGCTTGGCCGGCGTCATATACCAGCGGATCGTCGATGCGGGTTTCGATCACCGTCCCCCGCAAATCGCTCTGCAGGTCGGTATCGTCGGCGGACGCTTCGAAGGTCTGGTAGACTTGCCCGATCGGGCAGGCGTAAATGGTAAAGGCGTAATTGCCGACCGCCGCCAGGCACTGCAGGGCGATATACAGGCCGGCGTCCTTCATCCAGCTTCCCCGCTTAGATTCCGCCGGCTCGCTGATCGGACCCACGGCAGGTGGCTGGCTTTTGCCGGCGACGAACAGGGCCAGCGCCGCAGCAAGCACCGGCAATAGATCGGGGCCTTCCGACGTCACCTCCACCCAGTGTCCTGCCGGGTCGACCGCCGAGATCCACTGCCTCATCCGGCCGCCCATCTTGAAGCCGATGGACGAGACATTTTGCGTAATTTCCATTCTGGGCCGCGCCGCCCGCTTCTGGTGGTCGTCGCTGTAATAGATCCGGTGGACCTGCTTGTGCTGGAAAAAACCCAATGTTCCGGATTCGCCGCCCACGCTTTCCTCGGGCGTTTCCACATCGACCGGATTTCGCCCCTCCCCGGCGACGGTGACCCGGTTCGTCAGGTTGCTGTAACTGTCGTCCGGCGAAAACTCCAGCAGGTTCGTCGCGGAAGCGTAGACATGGTCGATGCTGTTACCGGAAGAAATCCGCCGTGCCCGGATGGTATCGTCGGCCAATGACACGTCCAGATAGCAGCCATAGCGGTTGGTGATGCTCTCCACCGCCGCCTTGACCGTCGTGTCGAGCCACTGGTAATATAGCGCGTCCTCGCCGCTTAGAGCGATAAAGTCCAGTTCCGTCTGGGCCACGCCGGCATAGCTTTGCAGCAGATCGCCGAGCGCCGCGTCCGGGGTTACGCCGCTGTAATAGCGGCTGGCGACGATGCCGAGATTTTCCCACAGCGTCCGCCGATCCTCGCACTCCACCGTAAGGGCCGGATAAGTTCCCCTCTGGTAAGACAGCCTTACGCCGGTCAGCACGTACACGCCGGCCCCTTCCTGCCAATGGTCGGCGCCGGCGATGTTCTCGCCCCAGCGCAAGGTAATCTTCTTTCCCTTTTTCAGATAGCGGGACAGCAAGGACGCCTGGTTGTGCGGATCGTAGAGGTGCCCCTTGTCGAGGGTGAACGTCAGCTTGCCGGGCGCACCGTCAATGCCGCGCGTCTGCTCGATTGCCTGGCCGCGCACCAGACCCGCCGACAAATCCAGCATGCCGGCTTCCTTGTCCCAAACCAGCTGCTGGCCTTCGCCGGAATTCCAGCGCGTCCAAAACGCGTACAGCCCGCCGGTGTCCGGATCCACCGCCAGAGCGGCCGCCGAGTCGCGGCTGCCTCTCACCAGCGGAGATGCCACGCCAAAATTCCACGTCCCGCCGGAATACAGCGCGGTGAAGTACTGGGTTTGCTCGATTTTCCCGGTTGCCGGAAACGCGACCACGCCGGTGAACGCGTTGGTTCGAATGAAAACTCCCAAAAACAGTAATTGGGACGCGGCGTCATAGGCCAGCCAGGAACCTGCGAACTCGTCGATGCCGCTCGGAAATACGCCCGGCGTGGTCTGGTTGCTGACCAGGCTCCAGGTTTCGTTTTCCGTGGCCAATAAAGCCACGCCGGCCTTGCAGGAGGCGGCGATGGTCCCGTTTTCCGCTATGGTCAGGTTTCGCATCAGGGCATCCTGCGGGCCGCCGGCGATGATAGGGGAAGGCAGGTGCCACTTCACCGCCCCGGTGGAGAGATCCACCGCCACGATTCCCCAATAGCTCCCCTGTCCGAAATCCGTCGTGTAAATCCACTGCGCGGCGTACAGCTTGCCGCCGGCAATCACCGGCTGGCCCGCGCCGTAATACGGAAACGCAGCCATGCTGTCCTGATGGTAATAGTGCCGGTAGAGACCGCCGCCGTTCAGCAAGAAGATCCGGATGCTGCCGGCAAGTACGATCCCGTCGGGACTGCCCTTGGTGCAGTAGATCAGAAAGCCGTTTTCCTTGTCCAGGACCAGGCTGTCCGCCATGGTGTCGATCATTTCCGGGAGGGCCGAATCAAAAATGTCAGCGGTGAACGACGCGAACACCGAACAGGCCGGAGCCGCCTGGGTATAGTCCAGGGTGAGGATCTGGGCCACGGAAATGTTGCCGGCCTTCATGAAGCCAAAGTAGATCGTGCTCGCGGCCGCGTCCACCTGCACCCCGACCAGATACGCCCAGTGGTATGAGCTGCTCCACGGCACGCCCGATACGTTCTGCGCTAGGCCATAGCTGCTGTTGTCCTCCAGCGACAGGACCCGCAGACTGTTCGCGGCATCGTCGAGAATGAGAATCTGCGCGTCCTGGGCCAGCATGGCCAGGATCGGCCCGTCGCCGTGGCAGTAGAACACATGGTTCTCCCGGAAAAACCGCGGCACCGCCGGCACCGTGTTCCCATTCCAGAACCGGTCGATCGCCCAGGTGTCCGCGTCGATCCGCACGATGCCATAAACGGCCTTCGTGCCGGTGGAGGTATTGCCGTACACCGCGTACAGCTTGCGCGTGGCCGGATTGAAGTGAAGATGCTTGACGGCCTGGCTACCCTCATCCGTCCAGTAGGGGCTGGACTTGTCCATGGTGAGCGAGGTCCGCACCGAATCGTAGGCCAGCACGATCTCCGTCGCCAGCTTCTGCACCGCCGCCGGCCGCCGGGAGATTTCCGAGGGCGCTGCAAAACTGGTCAAACCGACCGCCGCGCTCCAAGTCGCCCCATCGTCGGTGCTGCGGCTATAGTAGAGGTTGTAGACAGCAGTCGCGTCGGTGTCGCCGCCGCTCATGTAGGTAAAGAACAGCCAGAGGCTCCCGTCCGCTTGCCGGAGCAAACAGGTGTCGAGTTTTTTGCGGCTTCCCAATACCCCGGCAATGGCTAGCTCCACCGGCGCGCTCCAGGGACCGGCCGGTTCAGTTGCTGTCGTCCGGTACAGCGTGCTGCCCGGCGTCCACTGCAGCGTTCCCAGCGCGGAGGCTGCGCCGCCGCTGAAGGCGGTCTTTCGCAGCCGCGTTCCGTCGACCGTCAGGGTCAGGAGATTTCCCGCCGTACCCGCCGTGATCGCGGTCAGGGTGAGTGTTCGGTCATTTCTGGCCGCGCTCGCCTTGGTATTGGCGGCGGTTCCGGTGCCGTAGCGGATCCCCGCACCGCTTCCCTCATAGGTTTCCGCCGTGATCGCGCAGCGCAGGTTCTCGGCGCAGATCTCGCGGCCCAGCGGATCGATCTTGACCTCATTGGCAACAGCCGGCGTGGACAGCGCCGCGCGCCAGGTATATGTCTTGTCGCCAACCACCACGGTATCGCCGTCTTGCGGCATTCCTTCGACGGTGATCGTTCCGGTGGCGTACTTCGCGGCCGTCACCGAAACCCAGAACTTTTGCCCTGTCCAGTAGGCGCCGGCGGCGAAGGTGACGCTCGTCCCCTCGGTGATCGCTTGCGCCGCGCCGGTCATTGTCACCTCGCCGGACCAGCTACCCTCGTCCTTGCGCCAGTGGAACTTCGCGGTCTTTTGCGTGCCGTCCGCCGTCACCTCCAGCGTCACGACGCCGTCCGCCGCGCCGGTATACACCCCGCTTCGCGACGCCGAGATGGCGATCTCCTGGATGCCGGCCAGCAAGTAGCCCGAGCCTGTCCGGCAGATCGACGGCGAATGGATCGGCAGCGTCTGTCCGGACAGGACGCTGTATTGGAGGAGGCCGGATCCGTCATGGGCAAAGACGGCGATCTTCAGATTGTAGGCGCTGCCGTCTTTGAGCACATAGGCCAAAGCCAGCCGACCGTCCGCCATCTCCACCAGCGACAGGTCATAGAACGTTCCGTTTCCGCTGGCTTGAAACAAATCTGCATAGTGAAACTCCACCCGGTCAGGGTCGGTATATGCCAGCTTGACCGCCCGCGCCGGGTAGATAATGGGGTCCGACGCTTCATCCTGGGTATAGACGGCGATCAGGCGGCCGCTGGAATGAAGAAGGCTTGCCGCGCCGGTCTGGTCGACTGTTTCGGCGTTCAGCCGCTGCCCGGCAAGCGGCAGGTCGGCGGCGAATTGTCCCGCCTTGATCTCCACCAGCGGGTAGCGGTTGGCGTTCTCCTGTGCGGCGAGCAGCGGGGCGCTGAGCACATTGGCCATTACGTCACCTCCTCCAGAAGGATTAGCGTCATCGCGACGTTCAGCATGTATTCGCCCTTCCAGTCAAAGAGAAGCGCGCCGTCGAAGGCGGTGATTTTCACGCGGTAGACCTTGCCGCCGATGCCGCTGTCCCATACGACGATCTCCCCCGCCTGGTACAAGGCATCCAGCGCTTCAAACAGGGAAACCGTCATCGACTTCCAGACCAGCTTGATCTCCTTGCCGGCGAGGATGCTGCCCCAATCAAAAATTGCAACTCCGCCGTAGGTGCTGACCACGGCGGTGGTTCTCGTTGCTCTCGGCTTGGTGCATTCGAGCGGCGTATACGCTTCCGGCAAGAGGATGCCGCCGATGATCATGCCCTCGCCTCCTCATAGATGATTCGCTGCACCAGTTCGGTGATCTCGGCGCGGAGCCGCCCGGCAAGCCGGGGACTCGACTCACCGGCCACGCTCACCGGCACGCTGATCTGGTGATAGGTATCGCCGCTTTCCATGAGCCGTTTGCTGTCCTGCGCATTGTAGACATAGCCGCCGCGATGAAAGTTGATCAGCTCCGGTCCTTTTTCGCCGACCAGCGCAACCCCGCCGGAATAATTGCCGCCGGCAGCAAACCCGGGAATATTGTTCCCGCTGAAAAAGCTACTGCCGAACAGCCCCATCATGAGTTTGGCCGAGAGCCATTTAGCGATCATGTCGTTAAGCATCTTCAGCACGCTTTTGGCCAGATCGCCAAAGGCGTCGCCGATGGACTTGGCGCCGGAGAGCACATCGGAGAAGAAGCTCGAAAACCCTTGATACAGGCCATCGGTCAGCTCAGCCATATACGACAGGGAGGTCCGGTGCGCTTCCTTCCAGATCGTATAGAAGGAGTCGATCATCTCGCGTCGTCCGGACAAATCCCGTTCCTGCAAAGCGCCTTCCTTGCCCAGCAGATCTTGGAAGCGCTGGAGGTCGCCGTCTTCGCGGGCCTTGTCCAGATCCTCCTGGAACTTGACCTGCTCAAAATGCAGGTCCTTGATCTTCTGCAGCTTTTCCTGTTCGATCGCGATTTGCTCGACCGCCATCTGCCGGGAGAAGTCGACCATCCCGGACTCCGTGATTTGAAACTGGAGGCCGTTCGCGGTCCACGCCGCCCGGAACTGTTCCTGCTGCGCCTTGGTCGCGAGCGAATACTCCATCGCCCAGTCGCGGTACTTGCGCCGGAGCGACTCGATTTGGCCGGCGGCGTCGGTTTCGATGTCGAACTTCTGCTGGGAAACACCGGAGAGGCCAATGCCGCCCAGCTTGGTTTGCAGCGCCCGCGCAGCGTCGGCCGCCTGGTCCCAGATGCCGTGCTTCTTCTTTTGCTCATCCCCGAGGATTTTCAATCTTCGGCTGGAGTACGTCGCTTCCAGGCGCTCAAGGTCCCGCTGGTAGTTCTCGTTGGCCGCCTTCGTTTCCGCCAGCGCCGCCAGCTGCTGGCTGCGCCACAGTTCGAGCTGCTCCATCTCCGTCTTGGTGGTCTGCACCCACTGGTCCTCGATCGACTTGCTGACCTGCCGGGCTTTTCGCTCCAGCTTCTCCCACTCGTCCGCGCCGGCTTTCCCGCTTCCGGCAGTATTGCTGCCCGCGCCGCCGCTCAGGCCGGTGAACGTGGTGCCCAGTTTTCCGGCGCTATTTTTGAGCGCCGCCACACCTTGCGTCAGCTTTGCCTTGACGCCATCAAAGGCCGCCTTGATACCGCCGGTCGCGGCTTGCACCCGCTCGGCTGCGGCCGCCGCATCGCTGCTGGCGCTCGCCGCGCTTTGCGAAAAATCCGAGAGCCAGCCGGCCGCCGCTTCCTGAATCCCGCCGCCGAAAAGTCTGAGTAGCGGCATCACGGCAGCGATGATGCTGGCCACGCCGCTAAACACCAGCGCCTTTAACTGCGCCCATTTTTCCTGGGTGTAGGCCACGGCCACGGTCCAGACGTTGCCGAACAGATCCCCGAGCGGCTCCCACGCCTGCCAGATCGCCCAGGCCACCGCGCCCAGCGCCGCGCCGGCGGCAATGAACGGGAGCAGCGGCGCCAGCGCCGTCCACAAGGAGATCCCGAAGGCGACAATCGCCGGGATTGCCGCTCCGACCAGCGCGCCGGCCACGGCAAAAATCGCCAGCGACAGTTCCTTGGGGATCAGATCGCGCAGCGCCGCGTTGATGCCGTTGGTCTTGACATAGGCGGCGAACTCCTCGAGGGTGTCGGCCAGTTGTTTCATCTTTGCCTTGATGTCGAGCGCCTCGATGATCTTGTCGCCCATTTCCCGCATGACGGCGGCGACATTGTCCTTGATGGTGGAGAACAAGCCGGGGATTTCCTGCGACAGCCCGGCCATGCCGCCCTTGAAGCGGGTTTGCATCCCCATCAGGATGGCGTTGATGCCGGTAGTGCTGTCGATCGCTCCGGATTCGGCCAGTTTCATCGCGGTGGGGATATCCTTGCCGATGGCGGCGGCGAGGAACTTCCAGGCCGGCACGCCGGATTCGGCGAGTTGGCGCATTTCCTCCCCGGATACTTTGCCTTTGGCCTGCATCTGGCCGATCGCCAGGGTCATGCGGTCGATGCCTTCCTGGCCCATGCCGAGCATCGCCGCTGCGTCGCCGATCGCCGCCATGATGGGAATGATGTCGCGGGCCGCAAAGCCATACGCCAGAAGTTTCTTTGACGCCGTAACGAGGCCCGGCAGTTCAAACGGTGTCTCGGCGGCGAAGCGGGCCAAATCGCCCAGGAATTTCTCGGCTTGCTGGCTGTCGCCGAGCAGGGTGGCAAAGGCTCTTTTATTGGCCTGCATCTCGCCCGCCATCTTCACGCTGGCGATGCCCAGCGCCCCCATGGCGCGGCAGCGGCGGCAAAGCCGGTCGCGATCGACTGGGACAGGGCCATTGCTTCTGTTCCCAGCCCTTTTCGCAGCGCCCGTTTGGTGCTCTCCCACTTCTTCAGGAAATCTGAGTTGTCCCCGCCGATGAAAATTGTCATGGACGCGTGTCCGGCCATATGCTCACCCCACTTCCGCCAATAACGCCTTCATGTCCGCCTTCGCCTGATCGCTCGTTTTTGTTTGTTGCTTGGCTGGTTCGCGTCCCAGCAGCATGTCCACCGTAACCGCACTTTTCAGATCGCGCGTCGAGCAGGTGTTGATCAGGGAAGCCACAAACCCCGCCGCAAGCACCTGCTCCTGCTCCTTGCGCCACTGATAACCCTCCGCCAGCGCCTGAAACTCGCCGAAGGTCAGCCGGCCGAACTCCCAGGGTTTTAGCCCCAGAGGCCCGTAGGCCACCGGCGCGGCGCGCTCGATCCACTCGGCTACGGTGGTTACCCGTTTCCCGCGTCAGTCTCCTCCGCCGGTTCTTCGCCGGCATCGCTCTCGCCGATGATCTTGGAGTTTTTCAGCGCCTCGCCGATCCTCTCGGCCAGTTCGCCGAGGTTGCCGCCCGCTTCCATGTACTCCTGCATCAACAAGCCCACCCGCTGCAGGGTCAGCCCTTTGTCCGCGTGTTTCAGGCCGCCCCACAGCAAGACGCGGATGGCGGAGAACCCCGCCGCCATCGGGCTGCCCAGCACATAGAGCAGGGATTTGCCGCCCATCAGCTCCTCCATCTCGGCGGCGGCGTTGATATCGTAGCGAAGGCGGCGCTCCTTGCCGCCGAGGGTAATGAACACCGGTCCTGTCATCGTTCTTTCCTCCGTTTTTATACTGCCGGCGCTACCCCGGCGGTGGTGTTGGTCGAAGTGGGCGCCGCCGTCAAGCCGGCGCAGGTGCCGTTGGCAATGGCGAGGTTAAGCGAGCCGTCGTTGGCCGCTGCGGTGAGCGCCGTCAGTTCCACCATCGTTCCGTAACCGCCCACACTGAATTTGGCGCTGACCGCGCTGTCCGCCGCCAAGGCTTCGCGGGCCTTCTGGGCCACCACCGCCGCCGAATCATTCAGCGCCACAGCGACGCTGATCGCTTTGGGCGAGCCGGTCATGCCGGCAGCCGTCACGGTGAAGGTAGCGTTGCCGGCGGTCGTAATGCTTCCGACAACCTCGGCGGTTTCGACCTGCTTGGTGCCGGTGACCTCCTCAGGCGCGCCCGCCCCGGCCAGGGTTATTTTGTAGGTCGCCACACCGTCATGCGGAGACTCCTCGGACAAATCGGTAATCGCCGCGTAGCCCTGGAACTTCGAGCCGTCTTTGCGGACGTACCGCACATGCACCAGCTCACGGCTGGCGAATACGCTGAGCAGCTTGGCCCGGCCGGCGTCGATGCTGAGCCCGGACGCGTCGGTCAGCATCACCGCGTCGGCGTCAATGCTCCAGGACATCATGCCCGGCACACTGGTCTTCCAAGCCCCCGACTGTTTGTTGGAGGCGTCGATCTGCTCGGCCGTCAGGCTGAGGGTTGCTCCCCGCTGCCCGCCGATAACGGTCCAAACCGGAATTTCCGCTGTCCCGGTGTTCACTTTGAGTAAAAAATCCACGCCGTCACTGGGAATCAAAGGCATCTGTCATCACTCCTCGGTGTCAATAATCGTAAATTTGAAAGTCACCGTCGCTTCGCGGTGGGTGTCCAGGCGTTCCACTGTGTGGCTGTCCACGCTGGATAGAACCACTTGCCATCCACCGGTTAAGGTCAGAGGTTGCGAGCGGATTGCCGAAATCGCCCGGTCGCAAATCTGGGCTACTTCCTTGTCGCCCTGGTACTCGCTGAGGACCTTGACCGTGGCCCGGACTTCCGCTCCGCCGAGTGTCTTGGTGTTCCAACTTTCCGCTGCGGTATCGGTCAGCACCACATAGGGCGCTTTCTTGCCGGCGGGAACGTAATCATAGACTGGGACCGTCAGCTGGCTCTTGAGCCGGTCAAAGAGCGCCTTGTTGAGGGGCGATACCGGCGACCGGTTCATCGCTTCACCTCATTTCGCACAGCCTCCCGGATCTTTTCCTGGATTTTCGGCGCCAGCTCGCGCCGGGTCCGCTCGGCAAAATGTTTAGCCTTTACGCCCCGTTTGGTGCCGTATTCCTGCAACGGCGCATGCGGCGCTTTGGCCCGGACCATGCGGGAAATCCCGTATTTCCCCTTGCGGTTCACGATGCTTTTTCGCAAGCCTCCGCTTTTCACCGGCGCCAGCGACCGTTCGCGCTTCTGGATTTCCTTGGCGCCTTGATCGGCTTCCCGTTCGATCGCCTGACTCACGTTGGTTGCGATGAGATCGCCGAAGGAAACGCATTGATCAATACCGGAAACTTTAATCACCGGCCGCATCGGCCACCACCTCCCGACATTCGAGCCTGAGATAGGCGTGTTTTTCCTCCACATCGACCGGCGGACCGATCTGTTCGAACAATCGCTGTCCGTACTGGACGCGATCCGTGACTTGAACATCCCGGCGATGGCGGATGAGGATCCGGTGGATCAGTTCCGGGAAGATCTGTTCATATTGGTCCAATGTTTTTGCCGCAATCGTCGCAATCTTGCCCCAAACGGTGATGTGCGGCACATAGTCTGTGATGAAGCCGCCCTGGCCGTCCGGCGTTTTGGTTTCCTGCAGCAGGGTAAGACGGCAATTGAGCTCTCCCGGATTCATTTTTCTCACCTACCAGTGGATGTTGCGATATGGGGAAAGCAAGGTGTACACGACCGGCGGAATCTCCTCGCCGGCGCGCTGCTCATAGAAATGGCAAATTAGGACGAGCAGCGCCAGTTTCATGGGCGTCGGCACTTCCGCCGGCAGGCTGGCGTTAAGAACATTCTCGCAGTGCTCCCGGGCGATCGGGATCAAGACGGCGAGGAGGGTGTCTTCCTCATCGCCGTCAATACGAAGGTATGTCTTGATTTCCGCCAGCGTCACCGGCTCAGCCATCGCTGCCCGCCATCAGCCCGGCGGCTTTGAGTTTAGCCAGCAGCGCGTTGAAGTCCGTCTTCAGGTCAACGATGGTGGTCGCGGTGCTGTCCGCCTGATGGGCCGCCGGGGCGATAGCCTTGCCGCCCAGGATCAGCTGCCCTTCGCCGCCGATTTCGAGTGTGCCGTTTACCACCCATCGTCCGCCGCCCTGTTCGGTGTAGTTTTTGATGTTACTCATGCCAACTCACCTACGCTTTCATCTGCAGCACTTTGACGGCTTCGGCCAGAATCAGCTTGCCGTCCACCCGCTGCGTGGCCTTGAAGCCGACTTGGCCGGTCGCGGCAAAAAGCTCATTGAGGCGCTGGAAGGAGCGGCCCTGCCGGTCGGCGATCCAGTAGTAGGAGAAGTCGCCGAACGCGACGGCTTTAGCGCCAGCCGCGATTTCCGGAACATAGACCGAGGTCTTGAGCGGACGGTTGATCAGCGTGTCCGGTTCGCCGAGACGGACCGAAGGCTGCCACAGATATTGGCCGTTGCCGTCCTTGAGTTTGCGGATCGCCTTGACGGTGGCGTCGTTGGTGACGAACACGGCGTTGTTGCGGTAGGGGGCCTTCAGCGAATGGTACAGGTCCACCAGTTCATCCATGGCAATTGCGGTGGAACTGGCCGCCGTGACGCCCAAAGCGGCGCCGCCGGTCGCGTTGAAAATTCCGGTGGGCTTGCCGGTTCCGTTGCCGACAAAGAAGGCTTCTTCCTCCTTGGCGCCGATGCGGCGGGCAAACTCGCGCGCAATGTACTGCTCCAGATTGAAGATGCTGTCGTTTAACAGTTCCTCAGAGATCTTGATCATGGTGGCCAGTTTGTACGCGCCGATGACCACCTGGCCGAACGCGTCGTCGGATTCGGGAATGACGCCTTCCTCATCCACCCAGGAGGCCGATCCCTTACTGGCCACCACCGGAATTTTGCGATCGCCGGAGGAAGTGGTGATGATCTTGGCCAGCTGCCGGAAGATGTTTTCCTCCTGCAGGGCTTCCACGAGCGTCCGCTCGAATTCATCCGGCACAAGGTAACCGCCTTCGGAGTCGGTGCCGACCTGCAGGGCGTTTTGCACCTCAAAGCCGGGTTTGTTCCGCATCGCCTTCCAGAAGGCCGCTTTGTATTCATTGGAAGCGCGGCCGGTTTTCTCCGGTTCCTGGTGCTGGCCGGGTTTGTTCGTAATGGCAGTCGCGGTCGGTTTGGCGAGTTCGAGATCCAGAACCGCCTGGCGCTCCAGCCGGTCGATCTCCTTGCCGAGGCTGACCACGTCGGCTTCCATGTTCTCGTAGGTTGCCGTGTCTTCGGCGGAAAGCACTCCCTGGTCGCTCCGCCGGGAATCTAAAAAAGCTTTGGCGTTGTCCCAAAGCTTGGCGCGCTTTTCGCGCAGTTCGAGTATTTTGTTCATATCCGGTCCCTCCTGCTTTGTTATTTGAGTAGCTCGAGTCGTTTCAAGAGTTCCTGGTGCGGCGTGCCGATCGGCGCGGCGGCTTCTTCCCGGGTTTGCCGGGGCAGCTTGCGGAGCAGGGCGTTGGTCACGGTGAGCCGGTCAAATAAAAAACCCTCTGGCGCTTCCTGGGTTTCCGAAGCGTAGAGGATTTTGTCGGCAAAGCCGAGCTCGACCGCTTTCTGGGCGCTGAACCACGTTTCCGCATCCATCATGCCGGAGATTTTGCCGCGCGGCAGCTTGGTCCGCTCTTCATAGGCGTTGATGATGCTTTCCTTGACCTCGCCGAGGAGCTTGATCCCGCTTGCCAGATCCGCCGCCTCGCCGAAGATGACGGTGGCCGGATTGTGGATCATCATCATGGCTACCGGCGACATCACGATCTCATCGCCGGCCATGGCGATCACCGAGGCGGCGCTGGCCGCGATGCCTTCGATCTTGACGGTGACCTTGCCCTCATATTCCTTGAGCATGGT